CCCGACTCGTCCCATGCCCACTTTCATGGAAGTCGACCGGCGTTCTGCCCAGATTGATGCGCTCTGGCACGTGCCACTCAACGACAGAACAGTTTTTTCACGCGTCTTCGAGATGCCGGTGATTATCCGCCAGGAGCGCCCCGACTGGAGGCTCACCCGCGTCGGCATCGTGCCGCAGCAGAAGTACAAGGTCTGGATGGCCAACCTGGTGCTTCAGGAGTTCGACTGGTTCCCGATGCGCGGCGACATGATGTTCCACGGGGGCTACCGGCATCAGATTGTCAATGTGGTCCTGGAGCCGGAGGCTTTCTGGCAGCAGACCAACGTCTGGCTCGGCCTCCAGTGCGAAACCGTCATTCCCGCTGACGGCGACACGCGGCCCATCACCAACATGGCGTCGCCCGTGCCCCGCGAAACCATTCAGACCTTTCCGCTGCCCGAGGTCTGATTTGTATACATGATTGACCTCTATGCGCATGTCGACAGCACGCTCCGCAGCACCATGCAGGAGCGCTTCGATGACCGGGAATTGAAGCGCAAGACCGGCGTGGCGCTGATGACCTGGCTGCGCGACGTGGCGAAAAAACGTCCGGTGCCAGACCTGGAGCAACGCCTGGCGCGGATGGAAACGGCGGTGGAGAAGCTGGTCGAAAACATGAAGTTGGAGTTCGCCAAGGGCAAGGTCGTAATTAAGGTGAACGGTTCGGATGAAGATACGCTGAAGGCGTTTCGACTCGGAACCTCATGGTTTGAACCGAACCCGGATTTGGTGGAGACGCTGCTGACCGGGTTGTTTGATGAGTAGTTAAAGCACATGAAAGACCTCAAGAACATTGTCGAGTCTGTGGCTGCAAGCGCTGGGCGCAAGAACGACGTGCAGGAAGCCGTGAACCAGATTCTTGGCGAAGACATCAAAGCGGGTCAGACCGTGGCGGTGGTGGACGACCCGATTTATGGCTATTCCGGTGCCAAGGGCAAAGTGAAGGGTGAGTCCCGCACTGGTTCCGGTTTCGTGGACGTGGAGCTTGAGAACGGCACAACGATGCCGATGCAGTCGAGTTTGCTCGTTCCAGTCGTGTAATCGTCGGGTCGGCCATAGTTAGGGTGTTATGGCCGCGAACAACATTCACGACGATACGCTGTCTGCAAGGGCAGGCTCGCTCGGTGGCACATCCATGCGCTACCACGAGCTTGCGCTCCAACTCTGGCTCAACAGGCTGTTCATTGTCCGCGAGGGCTATCCGGTGCCGGTGGTCTTCACGAGTCCGATGGATGCCTTCTCCCACTTCACCACTCTCTGGGCTGACAACAACAATCCCTTCAAGTATCTGCTCGACTTGAAGGATGCCAAGGGCACTCCGCTCTACGAGCCGCATCCCAGCCCTGTCCGCTATCCCATCATCAGCGTCCACCGCAAAGGGTGGCGCTACCGGGCGTACCAGAACTTCTCCATCCATCGCTTCCGCCACATCAACTGGCCCACGGTCAGCGACACCGGCCAGCCGGTCAACGGCAAGCCGAACGTCGGCACCGGGCTGCGCAAGATTGACCTGGCCAACGTCACCACCAGTCGTATGCCGATGGCTTGGGACTACCGGTTCCAGCTAGACCATTTCTGTTTACGGCCTGACACCCAGTCTTTTTTCATGGAGCAGTTGATGCAGGAATTCTGGCGCACAGGCGGCACGCCCCAGACCTGGATTAAGGTGCCCTACCCCGGCTGGGGCGAGAAGCTGGTGCGGCTTTATATCGACGGTGACGTGGAACCGATGACGCCGGAAGAACCCGAGGATGGAAAGAACGTCGAGTTTCGCACGAGCCTGACCCTGGTCCTGGAGGGCTTCGATGTCGACCTGCGTTACAAGATTTTCCCGGCCTTCTGGACGCTGGTGTTTGGCGCGGGCAGTTCCGTGGAGCCGAACCGTCTCGATGAGGCGTTTTCGCTCATCACCACGGAGGACGAACGCATTCAAAATGCGAATCCCACTTTGGACTCCAGGCCGAATGTGCCGCCTGATGATGGAGGCTCGCTGGAGTTGGAGAATGAGCAGCGCAGTCAGTACGATGTGCTCAACCTGACCCCGGAGAGTTTTTCCGACATGGTGGCGTTCGGACAATTCACGGTGTCGAAGTAGTTAGTGCGTGAATCGAATCCTGTAAACGAACTGCGAATCGCGGACACCGAAACACGGATTTGTAGTTAATCAAGACGACAACGATTATGGCTACCCGAACAAAGACTTTCCCTGGCGTTTATACGCAGATTGTCGACCAGAGCTTCATCACTCCGACCCGGAGCCGCTTCCAACTCGGCATCCTGGGTGTGGCGGCGAAGGGGCCGTTCAATGTGCCCACGGCGATTGCGACGCTCGGGCAATTTGTCCAGACCTTCGGCAAACCGATACCGGACAGCGCCACCCGCCAGATGGCATTCTTCCTGTCTGACGCGGTGGCGATGGTGGCCGACATGACGGACGCCATCACCGTGGTCCGGGTGGGCAACACCTACGCCGACCTGCCGGTGTCGACAGACGTGTCTGGCCATGCGGGCACCTACGTCATTGCCACCGGCACGGACAATGCGAACTTCGTCCAGGCGCTGCTCACCGAAGGCCAGGAGGTCTATCTCTCCATCAGCGAGGGCGGCAAGTTCAGCACGGTCAACGTCCAGGTGCTGTCGGTGGACAGCATCACCGGCATGAACATCAACCTCGTGTCCATCGGCACCCCGACGCCGGACTCCCTGGCTGCCAATTACCTCGATGCGACCGTCCAGTACAGCACTTTCAGCGGCGCGGCGTGGCAGGCGGAAGGTTTGCTTTATGCCTACAGCTACGGTTCGCTGACCAGCGACATGGATGACCCTTTGACGGCGGTTGGCAACGTGACGGGCATCAAGAATGATTTCCAGTTCCAGGTTGCTGGCGACCCGTCTGGGATTGCGGTCGGCAACCTCTACAAGATTGCCCATGCCAGCCCCACGGATGGACCGACGACGCATGAAGTGCGCGTCAGCCGCGTCGTGCCGAACATCCTGGCCCTGGGTGCCACGGTGTACCTGGAGACGGCAGACATCACCCGCGTCGGCTACCAGGCGCTGCCTTTGCAGGATTCGTATACGACTGGCGTGCTCTATCAGGCCAACACCGCCACGTCGGTCAAGATTCCGTTCATGTGGCTGCGGGCCAAGACGGCAGGCGACTGGGCCAACGGCACCAGCAGCAAGACGGGTCTGTACGTCCGGGTGCGCCCTGGCAGCGACCCTGGCACCAAGAAGCTGGAGGTCTTTTGGGATTCAGCGCTCGTGGAAACGCTCGACAACATCAGCGACACCGCTGATGCCACTGACGCCAACAGCTACGAAACCGTCATCGGCAATTCGCAGTACATCGAATTCGCCTTCCGCTACTCGGCGGGTGGTGGCCAGGTCTACCATGCGGCCAACACGGCGGCTCCGTGGGACAGCACCTACTACGACCCACAGCTTAACCCGCTGACTCCGCCCATCTCGATGCCCTTTGGCTCCATCAATGCGGGCATTGTTTCCAACACTGACCGGGGTGGCCAGTTCGTCGGCGGCTTCAACGGCGAGAATGCCCAGCCTGCGGACATCATCGGCACCTACGACCCGACGGCGGACGCGGGCACCGGCATCAAGGCGTTCGAGGACACGGACAACGTGCAAATCAATGTCCTGGCCTGCCCGATGGACAGCATTCCCATCGAAGTCATGCAGGAACTGCGCCGCGTGGCCAAGAAGGTCAATGCTCTGGCCATCGTTGACGTGCCTCGCTACATCAGCGCCCGGCAGGCCATCGACTGGCACAACGGCCAAGGACAGTATACGGGTCGCGGTCGCATCGACGACCCGAACATTGCCGTATACTGGAACTGGTTCCAGATTACGGACCCCTTCACCGGCCTGGTCAAGTGGGTGCCGCCGACTCTTGGCACCATCCGGTGCATGGCCTTCACCTTCGACCGCGACAAGCCGTGGTATGCGGCGGCGGGCGAGAATCGCGGCATCATCCCCGAGGCCCTGGCCGTCGAGTTCCCGCGTGTGCCGGAAGACGTGCGCCAGGCGATGTACGGCAACGGCAACTCGGTGAATCCGATTCTGCGCCTGCGTGGCCGGTTCCTGCTCTACGGAGAGCGCACGCTGCAACGCGCCGAAAGCAAGCTCACTGCCGTTCACTCGGTCATCCTGGTCAACTGGGTGGTCACGGGCCTGGCCGAGATTGGTCGCCGCTTCGTCTTCGACCCGAACGACCTGGAGTTGCTGGTGCAAATCCGCCTGGCCTTCAGCGAATACCTCGACAAGATTCGCAATGAGCGGGGCATCGAAGAGTACGAACTGGTCGTCGACGACCGGAACAACAGCGCGGACACGCGCAACCGGCGCGAAGTCATCGTGGACCTGGCCATCGTGCCGACCGATGTCGCCGAGCGCATCTACATCAACGCGACGGTGCGCGAGTCGGGTGCGCAGCTTAACTCCATCCAGTAACTCAAATCACGACACACGCTTATGGCTAGGATGAACTTCAAAAACACGTTCGGCGCAGCAGCCGACGCTGGCGGCATTGACCTCCAGCGTGTTGACCTGTGGAAAGTGACCTTGATGCTGCCACAGGCGCTCAACATCAGTTGGCAGGATAACGTCGAGTTTGCTCTGGAGAAGTTTCCCTTCCCGGACCACAGCCGCGACATGGTTGCTGTGAAGTACATGCAGCAGACCAATCACGTCATCGGCGGCGACACGGCGACGGCTCCCATCGAAATCCCGGTGCGCTATGCCTTCTCGCAGCGGACAGCGGAGGCGCTGACCAAGTGGGACTACCTGGTGGCCAATCCGCAGACCGGTGGTGTCGGCCTGACCTCAGCCTGCAAATGCAAGGGCTACATGCGTTGGATGGTCCCGAACATGCAGAAGCAGATTCAGGACATCCGCCGCAACGCCATCCCTGGCGAGAACACGATGGACGAGGGCCTGACCTTCGTTCTCGAAGGCTGCATCATCAAGGGACTCAAGTATACGGATGGTGACATGACCACCAGCGGAGTCGTGAACATGATGTTCAGCCTGCAACTCGACCGGTACTACCCGGTGGACGTGAATGCGATGGTGATTATTCCGTCTCGATGAGCGCCGCGCACACCAAAGACCTGATACTGACATTGGCTGAGGGCTGTCCTTGTGAATCTGAAATTCCGCTGGATGTCGCCCCTGAAACAGCCTTCGATGTCGGCGTGTCTTTGATTTGCCCGGCCTGTGGCAGCACCTATGCGCAGCAGCGCCAGGTGGAGGACGCGGTGGTGGCGGACTGCCCCCGGTGTGGCTGTGAGTTTTGCCCGCCGATGGAGTCGATGGCCAAGCGCATCGTGAATTGGGTCCAGGAGAGCAAGCGGCACTGCCAGCACCTGCTGGACATTCCAACAGCGCCGCACGCGTCGCACGCGCCGCGCAAGCGCCGCTCGGGCAGTATCGGAGCCAGCCGTGAACTGGCGCACAAATTGTTGAAGCAGTGAACGCCATCGTTGCACAGATAATCGGTGAGGCCGCGCTGTCACCGACAGAGCGCCAGCAACTGGATGCGCATAACGCGCAAGGCAGGCCCGCCACCAAGTCTTTTCGACCACAGCCGCCACGGGGCGGAGCGGTGAAGCGCGTCATCGGCATGAAGCCGCAGCCGCAGATTCAGCGTCGTCAGGGACAGCCATGAGGCCAACAGGTCTAGTCACCATCAGCAAGATTACGCTCGCCGACGGCAGTGAGATGCCGACGCAGCGGGCGGTGGAGCTTGGCTGGATTGTGCCGCCCACAGGTCGGCAGCCGACGGGCTGGGGCCTGGAGCGCCACGAGGTACCCCTGGGCACCAACCTGTTTGTCGACCAGGGCCGTCAACTCATCGCCTACGCTTTCGGCTTCCGCACGCCGCTGGAGAACTACACCTGCCAGCGCTTCGGCGTCGGCACGGGCGTCACGGCTGCCAAGGTGACAGACGTGGCCCTGGAGTCTCCCATCCTGCTGAGCACCGGAGGCTACACGAAGGCCATCGACCTGGTGGACTACCTGAGTGCCTTCGTGGTGCGCGTCTCGTTCACGCTGGGCCTGGCAGACGCCAATGGCTACGTCGTGTCGGAGATGGGCCTGTTCAGCGGTAACAACGTCCTCATCGCCCGGAAGATTCGGGCGACCAGCATCAACAAAACCTCGGATTACGCGCCCACGCTGACGTGGCGCTTACGCTTCTGATTTTATGGTAATTCATGTGACGGACTCACAGCTTGTAGGCGAAACATTGAGCACGCTCTGGAGCACGATTCAGCAGGGGCCGGTGTCCATGTCCGTCGTGATGAAGAACAGCGGCGTGAACACCATGAACTACCGGTTCCAGGAGTTCAATGGCACCGCCTGGGTCGACATGGGTACCAGCGGCAGCGACTACTACAACACCCTCCAGGTGAATGAGGTCAAGCTGCTGAAGGTGGTCAGCAATTACCCGCAGGTCCAGGTGGTGGGCAATGCCAGCGGCGGTGCGTTCCTTGAATTCGCCGTCACGCGCTACGTCAACCGGGCCAGCGGCGGCAGTCTGCCCATCCTCAATCTCTGACGCGGTAGGCGTCGTATACCTGCTGGTAGAGGAACCCGATGTCGGGAATCTCCAGCGAAGCCACCTGCTCTGGGTCGCCTACCACGATGGGCGCGGGAGAGGGAACATCCGGCACGGTTTTCCCAAGGAGGGTTCGTTCCAGTGACGAGTAAAAATCGTGTTTCAGATGCTCGGGGATGTTCTCTTCGATGATGCGCAGCGCCTCGTCGAATTTGGCGGTCTTGGGCACCTGCTCGAACAGCTTCTTCACCTTGGCCTCACCCCAACCCCGTATACCGGAAATGTTGTCCACCGCGTCGCCCTTGATGGCCAGCGCGATGGCAATCTGATTGGGTCGCTTCACGTGGAACCGGCTGACGATGTAGGCTGGGTTCAAGACCGCCTTCGCGTTCAGGCAGTAGATTTGGCAGTTGCGGCCTTGAAGCTGCTGGAGGTCTTTGTCGCCTGAGACAACGTATACTGTATCATCGCTTTTGCTCTGATAGACCACGGTGGCCACGATGTCGTCGCCTTCGTGGTCGGGATGCTCGTGGTGGACGGTGCCCAGCATCAGGCTCAGCACTTCTTTCAGCACCAGGCGCGTGGCGTGGTACTCCGGGGGCTTCGGCTTGCGATTCTTGGACTTGGCCTGCTCGCTGTCCCAGGCGAAGAAGGTCCGGTTGAAATGAACGCGCAGGTCGCTGCCGGGATGCAGCAGCTTGAGGATGGTGCGCACCACCAGCTTGACGACTTCAGCCGGTTCGTCCGGCGTCTGCTTTTCAGCCGCGAACCAGCTTCGAGCAAACAGTGAATTTCCGTCTACAACCAGGTCAGTCATCGCTTCGGCATTTTGGCGTTCTCATCTTCAACTTTTTCATTCCGCCACTGGAGGAACTTGTTCAGAAAACGGTCAGGCACCCTGGTCAGGTCAACGCAGAAGCCTTTGCTTTCGTCCCAGCAGAGCAGGAATATCATCCGGTAGCGGTCTTCCTGGGCGGCGCGGGCCGCATCAACGAAAAAAGTCCTGGTCGAATGACAGGATGTGGGTGAACTCCTTTCCACAGGCGCTACACCGATGCGGAATAGCTGTGTTCAGGTGGGGCGCGTGGGCGCGTTCCTGTTCGTCCAAAAACTTGCTGTCCTTCGGATGGAGGGCGTTGTACCAGATGGTCAGTTGCTCCAGCGTATCAGGCTTGCCCAGCGTTTCCTTGCTGATGCCAACGGCTTCAACGTGCATCAGTATACGCAAAATGGAATCAGGCAGGATGGCCCGCTGGTCGGCTTTGCGGTCCAGGAGGATTTTCTCGTCCCTCAGTTGCAGGGGTCGGATTTGCACCATGTCGCCGCAGTGCGGCAGCGTGATGAGGTCGTAGCCGGACCAGTCTGCCGCCTTGACCGCCACTGGTTCCAATTCATCCGGCACTTTGATTTTCTCGTCTGCCTGGGCACCGCAGCCAGGGTTTGGGCAGTTGGACTTGTAGAGCACGTAGCCGTCGGTGGTCAGGCTGCGCGAGGTCAGCAGGACCATGTTCAACTCGTCCGAGTAGAAGTTGTCCAGGCTGCCACCATTCAGGTCGCAGACCTGCTCGCACACGTCAAACAGCAGGTTGCGCCCGCCGCCTTTGCGAGCCGCGCTCAGAATGAAGTCGTCGATGCTGGAGTCCCAGGGAAAGACCGTCAGCTTGCCGTCTTTCCAGGCGATGCGGTCGCCTGCGCCGCCCGAGAGCAGCGTGATGACTTTCTTGAATTGTTCGCGCCGGGGCGCGAGAGAGGTCATGTTCGTTCTGATAGCCATACGTCATATAAGAACGAAGTCAGCGACGCATTTTGACTGGGATTGTCAAATAGCTGGTTTTTGATGTTGACAGTAGCGCATTTCAGAATACCGTTCGCCCATGCACAAGAACAAGAAGAACAAGAAGAACAAGAAAGTTTGTCTCGAATACGGATTCTGGAAATCCGACAAGTTTCCCTTTGTGCTCAGCAGTCCTGGCGAAATGCAGGACGACGGCTGGTTCGAGGCTGAGCGCTACGGCGGAGCGGCGTTCAAGCCCTGCAAAGTCCTGTCGCTGGAAGAGGGCACGGACCTGGCGACTGAACTGATTGCGCTGCGGGCGGATTACGACAAGACGCTGAACTCTGTGCGTGCTGGTTTCAGGGCGCGTCTGAATGACTTGGCTCCGTTTGCGCTGAAAGACTTCACTGACCTCGACGTTTACAGCTTTCTAAAACAGGTCATTGCCCCCGAATCGTTGTCGACAGCAACTGAGCCGCCGAAGGGCCGAAAGTCGGTGGGAAAACGGGTGGGGAAGTAGGCGTGCCTGGCGTGGCGCTGGTGTGGACATGGGTGGAAAGCCACGCCAGCAGGGCCGTCACCCACGAGGCCAATTGCGTGCCCAGGACGAAGGGTTCGGTGGCGGCGGCTCCCAGTTGCAGTTGGGCGAAGGAAAGCGTCATGGTCGCCGGAGTGGTCAGGCCCAGGGCCGTCGCTCCTTGTATACTGATACTGGTCAGGGCGTCCACCCCGAAGGTGGTGGCCGAGTTGAACTGGATGCCGTCGGCGGCTTCCCCGGTGATGCCGCCGAAAGTCGTAAACTTGATGTCGTTGATGGCATCGAAGCGCACCGTGTTGGCGTAGGCCAGCCAGTCTCCGCCGATGTTGAAGGTCAGGTCTTCCCGCAGCAGCAGGGTGGCGCTCCTGGTCAGGTCGTCGAACAGCAGGAAGTTGCCTGCGGCGGTGGAGAGCTTGACGGAACCGTCCAGGCTGCCCGCCGCCGTGGCGTCGGTCAGAATGAGGCTGTAGCCCTGGCTGGTCGTGGCGATGACGCCGCCAGCATTGATTTCAAAGGCGTTGTTCCACTTCTTCCAGACCGCCCGGTCAGGCTTGCCTACCGGCTGCGTGAGTGTCGGCAGGCTGTAGCTGTGAAGCTTGAAGGCGTCGCGCTGCTCGGTGGTCTGCATGCCCCATTCCCAGACCGGTTTCTCCGGCTCGCCGTCCAGGAACCGCACCCACACGCTGTCGCCTGTCTCCGGGATGTGGCTGAAGCCTCCTGATGTCTTGGAGCCGCCTGCGGGCATGCCTGCGGGCATGGCCCACGGCAGGTCGTTGGTGCCGATGTAGCTGTTGCCGCTTCCGCCCGCCAGGACGCCGTAGACGTGGGGCACCCGAACCTTGAGACGACCCAGCTTTTCCGGGTCGCGGTTCGATTCGACGATTCCGCCGTAGGTGCCGAGCAGTTGCATGTCCAAGGTAGTTACAGGCATGGGCCAGTTCGATTTAGACGTAAGCTTTTCAACGAGCGCAGGCGCTGCGGGCGGCGGCAGCACGGGCGCTGCCGGGTCCAGTCGCCTGGTTTCGACGGATGTGCAACGCAATCCTTGGGGCCGGTCCAATGAGGACAAGGGACTCAATCCTCACCGCACAGACTTGTGGTACGTGGATTTCAGTGCGGTGACAGCCAAGCTGAGGACTGACCACGATGCCGAGACGCAAGAGCTTGTTCCTGCGATTTCACAACTTCCTGCCTACTACGTTCGGTCGATAAATCTGCCTGGAGCCGTGGTCAGGGCTGAGACTTTTCGACGGGCGTCGATTCCGTTCCAAATGCCGTCGTGGGACGAGCCGTTGGAGCCGTTGAACATGACCTTCCTGATGGAGTCGGTCGCGCCCAATCCAGTTCTGGAACTCCTGTCGGCCTGGCAGGCTCGCGCACGGGCAGGGCGTGGAGGTTTAGGCAGCCTTGGCTGGGACAAAGGTGACTGGCGCTTGAACGACCGCTACGGCATTGATTTCTCGTTCGTTTTCCAAGTCTGGCTGCTGCAAGGCAGCATCGCACCCGTGGCCCTCGCCGCCCAAGTGGAGTCTGACGCGTTCACCGAGGCTCTGGCCTACCAGCAGGCCCAGCGGGCACAGCAGGACATCTGGCGCACCGCCAGCGGCCTGCGCAACTCGAAAGGCCCGCTGGCTCAGTCCAATGTCCAGGACTCGGTGGAGGCTCGCAAAATAGCACAACTGAGCAGGCGGAAAATGGAGACGATAATCGGCTGGAGCCAGTGCGAGCGAATTCTTGCCTTCGACATCAAAGCGTGGTTGTCCAGCTACAAAGTCGGCGACTTGAATTACAACGCGGCGGAACTGCTGCTGGCTGAAGCTCGGTTCTATCCTGAGTACATTCGACCTTCGATTCCATGAGCGAAATAGCACTCACTTCAGCCCAGAGCAAGATTCTGCACCGGTTGCGCCCGCCGTCGGCCCGGCCTCTGTACGTGGCCTACGCCTACGCCCGCGAGCACCAAATCAACGCAGGCATCACTTTTCGCCTGGAGCCGGGGGAGCAGGCGGTTGCACCTGGCGCTGGCAAGGTTGTGGCCGTCAGTCTGCGCTGGGCATCCTGGCAGCACAGCCCCGGCGACCTGGAGAGCAAGCACAGCTACCAGGTCACAATTGACCACGGCCAGGGCGTCTGGACGGTCGTGGCAGGCATGGCGGATTTGAGCGCGGCGGTCAAGGAGGGCCTGCTGATTGAACGCGGCACCGTGATGGGCACGCTGGTTACGGATGAGTGCTTCTTCCAGGTGGCCGTCAACCGGGAGGTCAAAAATCCGGTGAAAATCAACCGGCACTTCAAGACCTTTGACGCCCGCTACGTGCCCGGCCAGCAGCGCTTTCTCCGGGCAGCCGCTGATTTTATTACGCGCACACTCAATGAAGGCATTGAGGCGGTGCTGGTAGCGGGTCGGCATTTCTTTGAGAACATCCGCCAGCGTTGGCTGCTCACCCTCAACGTCGATTTCAACGGCAACGGCAGCAAGTCGGGCGCAGCCGCAGCCGGAGAGACGGGGGACTTCTGGAACGTATACGCAGCCGGAGCCTTTACTGCGACGCCTTCCGGCTCGTATGGCTACGGGTACGGCTACTACTATTACTACTATTCCTACTGCTCCGGTGTCACGTTCAACACCACGCCGCAGGTCTTTTTGCGCACAGCCGGAAATGTCCTGTCAACCATCTGGCTGGAGCGCATTGCCAATGCCAGCGGAGCCAGTGGGTCGTCGGCCTGGTTTGACCCGATGCTGTCCACCTATATTGGCGGCGCGGGCGAGGAAAACTTCTTCGCGGTGCGCGGGCTGCCTGCGGCGACCTACGACCTTTACGTATACGGAAATGATGGAACGGTGCCGAATACGACCACGGTTTATGTGGCCGTTGACAACGGTACGCCCCAGGTGAAGCAGACGGCTCCCACCGTGACGCCTGCGTTTATCGAAAATGCCAACTACGTGCGGTTTCAGATTGTGACGCAATCTGGTTCTACTGTATCAGTCAAAGTCTACGGCTACCTCGCCGGGCTGCAACTGATACGGGCATGATTGGCTGGCACATGCAACCATACGTTTCGGGCCTTCTCTGTCTCACAGAGCCGTCCAGGCTCGTACTCGCACAGAAAGCTGTCGATTGCTTTGTCCAGCAGAACTGGGCGCACCGGGAACTGGTCGTGCTCAACGCCACTGGCCAGGCGCTGCCTCGGCTGAAGCATCCAGGCTGCGATTTGCGCACGGTCAGCCTGCTGCCCAAGCCTGCTGATGCCCTGGTGCAACTCGCTACCAGCCTGGCGCAAGGCGAATGGTGCCTCACCTGGAGGGATGACTGCTGGTTTGAAGCGGACTACATTCGGGCGCACATGCTGGCCGCGTCGAAAGACCATCAGACTCAAGTTCGTGATGTTTCTGTATACATGGTCGATAGTTGTCGGCACGGTCCCGGACGCGTGGAGGGCCTGGTGGGATTTTTCCGGCTACAGCCTGCGCGGGACAGCGTTCATTTTATTGATGGCCGCTCACTCGTTCTGCATTTCATCCGTGAACATTCAGCGCATTCTTAAAGGCTACCGGCACCTTGACTGTGTGCGCTTGGATGGGCCGAGCTTGAACGGAAGGAAAATCTGGGTCCAGGGTCCAGCCAATAGCTACACAGGCTACGGCCTGCACACCAGCGCGGTGGTCCACAGCCTCAGCGCTCTGGGCTATCAGGTTCAGTTGCAGCCGCTCGGTCCTGTTGAGACGACATTGCCTGCGACCATTGTCGAAACATGCCAGCAGCCGGTTCTGGCCATTCAGCCGCTGAGCAGCCCGCCAAGCGCTCCTGTCGATTACTGGTTCACAATGCACGAATCCACCAGAATGCCAGAGGCGTGGCTGGCGCATTTGAATCAGGCATCTCAGGTGATAGTCCCTTCAACTTGGAACGCTGTCTGTTTCAGTGCTCAAGGCTGCCCGCGCCCCATTCACGTCTGTCCGCTGGGCGTGGACACTGATTGTTTCTGCCCTGGAGAACCTGACGCTGTTTGCACCTTTGGAGCAGCAGGCAGTCCTGTTTTAAGCAGCGAGGCCAGGAAGAACATGTCGATGGCTGTGAGAGCTTTCGGCCTGGCGTTTCCGCACGAGACAGACGTGCGCTTGAAAGTGAAACTGCTGCCGGGCACGGAGCTTTCTGCCGTGGACAGCCGCATCGACATCCAAGCGGCGTGCTGGACAGAAACGCAGATGGCCGACTGGATGCGCAGCTTGTCTGCTTTTGTGCTGCCTTCCCGTGCGGAAGCCTGGAGCTTTTTCAGCCTGCAAGCGCTGGCTTGCGCCTGTCCGGTCATTGCGGTTCCTTTCGGCGGCTTGACTGACTATTTCAGCGCTGAAGTAGGCTATCCGGTGGATTTCAAACTGGTGCCTGTGCCTGACGGGCTTTACCAGGCTGTCGGGCTGTGGGCGGAGCCAAGTCTGGTGTCAATGGTGGCCCAGATGCGTTACGTATACGAGAACAGGGACGATGCGCGGCGACGGGGGCGCAAAGGTCGAGAGCGGGCTGAGAGCTACACCTGGAGCGCAGTGAACGTCAAGTTGGAGCAGGTGCTGGCGCAGGCTTTTGTCAAGCCGCAGGCCGTTGGGCCTCGCAGCGACAGGGACATCATCATTGATTTCTACCGCAAGGCTCGGAAGGTGCCAAAGAAGCGCCTGCCGGATTTCACGCAGCACACACTGATAAACACGCCTGCGGGCCTGGGTGACACCGTGCTGTTGACTTCCATTCCGTGGCTGGCGCACCGGCAGGGGAAAGAGCGTTTTATCCACCATGACAGTCCCAGCTTTGAAGCGTTGATGGCTTTTAATCCTCACTATCAGCCGATGCGACCCGATGCGCCTACGATAGCGGCTGACGTGCTCCAGAGCGATTACGACATGGGCGCGGGCCATTTCATCCAAAGGCTTCAGCGGGCGGTGGGGCTGTACCCGGAGCGCAAGCCAAAGGGCTTTTTGAACATCGAGCACCGGCCTGTCAAAAACAGGTTCGTATTTCACTTTGAGCCGGGTCGCCATGCGCAGTGGCAGGCGCAGTTCGTGCATCCGAAGGCTCGGCAGATTTACCCGGACACCAGGGAGATTTTGCAGCGCTATGTGAACGCGCACCGGGATTTCGAGTTCTTTGAGGTAGGCCGTGCGGCAGCCACGCTTGAAAACGTGGAGTTGTTGAACTTGCCTCTGGATGAGACGATTAAGTTCCTGGCCACGTGCGATTATTTTGTGGGCATCATCAGCGGGCCGATGCACCTGGCGACGGCTCTTGGCGTGCGCTGTGTGGTCATCGTGAATTTTCCAGAGGCTGAACGCATCGTTTTGCCGACGTTGGTTGACATTGACCAGGTGGAAAGCGAATGGTTTTATCCGCAAAACGTGCTGCTGCATCAGGACGGCGAAGGACCGCAAGTAAAGCGGTTCTCCCAGGCCAGCTTGGAGCGGGCTTTGGGCGGTGATGTCTATCCATACTGGACTGACAGTTATCTGAATTTGGACAGCTACACACACATACTATGATTCCTCATTTTCCGCTGGTGCCCTACGCAAACATACCTGACATCATTCCGCCTGCTTTTGAGCGCCGTTTTACGCCGCGAGCCGACTCTCAGTTTTTGTTGTGGCTCTCGGAGCAAACGACAGCGAATATCGTCGAAATAGGCTGTGCGGATGGCCTCACCACCTATCAACTGGCAGTCCATAATCCCCACAAAGTCGTCTATGCTGTCGATATTGGAGACACCGCAGAAATGGCTGCTATGCAGCAAAAGAATGAGACTCCGGCAACGGGTGAGGTCTGCAAACTGGCTGTTGGCCTGCCCAATGTGCAATTGATTCTACGAGACAGCAAGCTCGTTAATTATGCTGACTTCAAGGACGTATCAATGGTGTTTATCGACGGAAATCACACGTACGAGGGGGTGAAAGCTGATACGCACCTGGCCATGCGTGCGCTGATGCGCTCCAAGTTTGATGCTAAATTTGTGGCCTGGCACGATTACTGTGAGGGACCGCACCCTGTCGGATGGCTGAAAGTTGGAGAGTACCTTCGAGCAGAAATAGACGGTTTGTTTGATGTTTTTTTTGTGCCAGGCACGTCTGTAGCTTTTTGTCGTGTTCCTTGATTTTGCCCGATTATTATGAACATAGGAGTTGTTACTTACAGTGACGAAGCCGTTCGGTGTTACGCAGAAGTCACAATAGCACAAAAACGGGAATACTGCGCTCGTCACGGTTACAGCTTCTACAGCTACACTGAGATTTTAGACCCGTCGCGCAGCCCGACGTGGAACAAGATTCCTGCGCTCTTGAAGTCTTTCAGCAACCACGACTGGCTGCTGTGGACGGATGCTGATACGCTGATTGCGCAGCCTTGGAGGCGACTGGAGCCGTTTGTTGACGTAGCAGCGAGCTACCACGTAGTCATGCCTAATGACGAAACAGGCATCAACGCTGGCAACTGGTTTGTGCGTAATTCAGACTGGGCACGTTCATTTCTTGCTCAGATTTATGACTACCAGGACCGAGTGGGACCGTGTGCCGCTAACGACCAGCCTGCCATGCGGCAGTTGATAAAGACTGTGCCGTCGGTCAGCAACGGTGTACGCCATGCGGGTCAGGCTTTTGTCGGCTATCATTTTCAACCAGTTGAATTCATGGTGCATCTCTCCTGTTGGCCCGCTGAAGCTCGGCGGATGGCATTCATGGCGGCGTTAAAGCATCTGGCCACTTATCATTGCTTGGACAGCTTCGACTGGCTGGCATTACGTTAGACAGCCTACACAAATTATGAAAATTGGAATTGTCACTCTATACGACGACACTCATCGAGATTTCGGAGCCATCACCGCCAGCTTAAAAAAAGACTACTGCCAGAAGCACGGCTATCGTTTTTACCTTTTTACAGCCAGCCTGGACAAGTTGCGCCACCCCTCCTGGAGCAAGTTACCGGCGCTGTTGAGGTCTTTTGCAGATAACGACTATCTGTTTTGGTCGGATGCTGATGCGCTGATTGTCAAAACAGATACAAGGTTGGAGTCGTTTATTGACGACCGTTACCAGATGATTGTGTCGAACGACATCAATGGCGTAACTCTAGGCAATTTCTTTTTGCGTA